CATTTTATTTAAAAACAGGAGGTTTTTATTATGGCTGCTAATCATGGTATTTTTATCCCACGTCAAATAGGTGCGATGAACGTAGATATTTGGAATCGTCACGCTATTTCAGGAAGTGTTGTTGGCAATGTCGACAACGGTTCCGTTTTTAACCTTACCGGAAAGTCAACTGAGATTGACGAATCCGAAGTTTGGGTAACTGCCCTTGCTTCTGGTTCGGCTGCTACTGATGACTTATGGATGGCTTATTCAGGCGAAGACTTTATGCCTTCACTACAACCCTACGGTGATGCTGAAAACATTAAAGAATTCACTAATATAGAAGGTCAGGTTTTCCCAGCTTTTAAGCCACAGAAATATGACTTAATCACTTTGAATGCCGACGCTATTTTGAGTGCAATTGCCGCAGGAGATACCCATCTAATTCCAGTTGCTGGTGAAAAGAAATTGGATTGGGCGAGCTCTGACCCGGGCACAGGAATGTGCTTTAAGCTCATTCAGACTACAACTTTTGCTTTCGGCAGCACTTCTTTAAACAGTAGCTTCGCTTCTGGTCGCGAAACCGCTTATATTTTCGAATGCATCAGAGCATAGTTAGATACATAAGGTAAAGGAGATAAATTATGAAAATTCCAAATAATGTACTAAAATTCGCCGGAGAAGAAAATCTTGCTCCATACAAAATGTTCGTTGATTATTACAACCATTACAAAGCCCTTAACGGGGATAGTAAAGTAGAGTACCAGAAATATTCAATCGACGAAAATGGTAAAGAAGTTGAACTTACTTTTGCTGAAAAAGAAGATAAACTCAACGCCGCACTAAAGCGTGAAATTATGCGTGCTGCAGGCATTACTAATTTTGACGCATTCCCTGTTGCGGCATGGCAAAGCCACCCAACCCTTCGTTGGGCGTCATTTGCTGTCGTTTCTGCGATGATTGATATGATTCTTCCGAACGTCATTGTTGACACAATGGGCGCTTTCTCGGAAGTTCGTAATATCGCTCTTGGAGATATTGCACAATTTACAGTTAAACCAAACGAATTGTTTGTTGTTTCTAAAGCAAGCCGCCTAGGAAAAAGAACTACCGAACTGCACAAATGGTACAGTGGGGAAGTTACTGTACTCCCCGAAGCTCGTGAAATGACTGTTTACGTTTCTTTGATTAAGGTTCTTGAGGGAAGAGAATCCTTAGCCGAGTTCGTAAATACGATGATACGCTCCTTCGAATATTCTGTAAACCTTGATGTTTATACAGCATTCACCGCAGCAATGGATTCTATCCCTGTTGTTCCGAATACTGGTTTGAACGTTGCGGGTTATACTGCCGCTGAATTTGCCCGCTTAGGACAAGCAGTGCGCACATGGAATGGTGGCTCGAACGTAGTCGCAATGGGAACACAGGTTGCCCTTTCAAAAATCCTTCCCGCAGATGCAAATTATCGCTACGACATTGATAGCGACTTTGTGCGCTTAGGTTATTTGAACAACTTCCATGGTGTTCAAACAATGGTCATGCCACAAATGGCAGACCTGTCGAATCCTTTCGGTTTAAGACTACCCGACGACAAGATTTACTTCTTCTCAACTGGCTCACAAAAGATTGTGAAAGTTGTATTTGAAGGTTCAACCCTGTCATGGCAAGATGGTCCTTATGACCGTGCGAATTTGATGCAAACTTCTACTATGTGGAAAAGCTGGGGCACAGGTGTGGTCACAAATGCCGTTGCTGGAGTAATGACGGTTTAGCCAAAACTGGACCAAATTGGACCTTGACAAAATTATAAAAGTGTGGTATAATATAACAAGAGTGAGATAGACTAGCCTCATGAACTAGTTGACAAGCGGAATCCGAAGCTTCTCACTCCAATATTATCGGATAATAGGATGATAAAATGTATACATATAAAAAATCTGGTATTTACTCTATAAAGAATTTAGTTACTGGCATGAGATATATCGGCTCTGCATTTAATTTAAGCGGCAGAAAGGCTACTCACTTCTATCAACTTAGAAAAGGAAAGCATCACAACATTTATTTACAGCGTTCTTTCTCAAAATACGGGAAAGAAAATTTTGAATTTGAAGTTTTAATGTATTGTGAAAAAGAAGAAGTTATTAAATATGAGCAAATTTTCATAGATTATTATAAATCCAAAAAGATATATAATATCAGGAAAGAAGCCAAAAATAATTTCGGACTGCACCATACAGAAGAAACTAAAAATAAAATATCTAAGACTCTTAAAGAGAATTCTGTTAATAAAGGTGAACGAAACGGCATGTATGGTATGTCTGGTGATAAGAACCCTTTTTATGGAAAAACACATTCTGAGGAAACAAAGAAAATAATATCAGAAAAGAATAAAGGAAAGTTAAATCAAGCCGGTGAAAAAAATCACAACTTTGGTAACTTAAAAAAAGGTGGGCTATCTAATTTTCACGGAGTATATTTTGTGAAATCAAAAAATCATTGGAGAGCGGTTATAAGTATAAATGGCAAATGCCATTATATCAAATCTTCCAAAAATGAAATAGAAGCCGCCTTAGCTTATGATAATTATATTAAAGATAATAATTTACCGCAGCCTTTAAATTTTCCAGAATAAAAATATCACAAATATTGGTATAATTTATCAAGGGACAAAATAGCAAAAATGTGGTATAATATGATAAGGGGTAGGACTTCCTGCCCCTTACATAAACCATAAAAAATAAATTTAGGAGAAAAATGACAACACAAGGTACAAAAAAGTCTTCAGCGGCAGATGAAAAAAAAGAAATCGCAGCATTGAAGGCGCGTATAGCCGAATTAGAACAAATGCAACCACCTGTGGCAACACTTGAGGTTGCTGAAGAAAAAATTCAGCTAGATGAATACATCTCTGTAATGAGTTTGCTACCGTTTACGCTAAATCTTTCAACAAGAGAAGGCGGGCAAGGGAACATTAAAAGATTTACCAAGTTCGGGGAAGTTAAAAGAATTCTTTATAAAGACTTGGTAGATATCATAGATGCAAACCCTCAATTCCTTTCTGCGGGATTTTATTATATTCTAGACCCTAGAGTTATTAGAGCTCATGGTTTAGATGAAACATATAGTAAAATTCTCTCAAAAGACAAAATAGAAGATATACTTTCAGCAAATTCAGAGGAGGGGCTTTCCTTGTATAACTCCGCCAATGAAGAACAGCAAAAAGTAATCATAAACCTCATGATTGATAAACTTGTCGAAAACCCACAATCAATAAACTTAACGGTTATCGACTCTATTTCTAGAGCTTCAGGTATAAAAATCATGGATAAGGTCGAGGATACAAAAACGCTGTTGGAACAAATGGCAAATAAAGACTAAAACATAACACTGAGGAGGTCTTATGGCAACAACTTTAAGTGAGGTATACGACCTCTTTATGCTTACCGTAACGGATTACCGCTTAAACCACTTGTTCGACGCATCTCAATATGAATTTGAAAATTACTTACAAGCATGGTTGGAATTTGCAATTACTGAGTTCCACATATGTAACCAAGATTTAAATTTTGATAATGATACAAAAACTTTTCCTGATACCTTAACAAGAGAAAATAAAGTAATATTAGCGACCCTAATGATGAAATATTGGCTACAGAAAAACGTTAATGACATAACTCAAATGAATCTTCATGTTACGGACAGGGACTTCAGAGTTGCCTCTGAAGCAATGAATCTTAGAGAAAAAGCTATATATTTAAACCATGTAAAAGAAACATGCTCTCAGATGCTAAGCGACTATGGATATAAACATAATGATTGGGATAGCTGGCTAGAACAAGATTTCTTAGGGGTGTAATATGAGCGATTATCAATACACAAGAGCCTCTATTAGAGCGGGTGCACAGAAAGGAACTGTACCGAAATCTGATTATGTTGATTTATTTCAGCACACATTAGACGAGCAGTTTTACAATGCCTCTAACTGGTGGACTATTCAAGAAGAAACAGAAATAGGTTCCAGAGAATATAGACCGATTGATGTTAGAATCGCCCATGTTATCAACGCAGAAACAGGTTTAAAGCTTGGGGACGACTGGAAAACTTTATTTTTTAAAAGTACTGAAACCCCACCAATGCTTGGGCGTATTTACGTATTCGATGATAATGTCTGGCTAACTACAAATATAGAAACAGAAAAGAACCTGACAGCAACTTGCACAATTAGAAGATGTAACAATACACTTCGCTGGCTTGATGAAGAAACAGGTCACTTCTACGAAGAACCATGCGCAATAGAATATCTGGTAAAAGAGCCCCGAGACTATGCAACACAAGGGTCGCCTTTTAAAACTCCGGGCGGTTTTCTTCATATTGAGGCACAATTTAATACAAGAACAAACCTTATTAGCGAAAACCAGAGATTTCTTTTTGGAAACCCCAGGCATTGGACTGGATATAGAGTAATTGGTACAGGTATAAACGATTTTAGAAATACAAAAACATACGAATGGCGAGAAGCAAAAGTTATTACAATCGATATGATTGCCGACTTTGTTAATGACGAACTAGATGATGTTATTAACGGAATTGCAAATGCAGGCGTAAACCTTTATACGGTGGATATAACTGAAACTAATATAAACGGTGCTCCCGGCGACATGATTGATTTACATGCAAGCGTTACTTATAACGGGCATTCTGCTATTCGTAATATAATCTGGAACTCATCTGATAGAAGTATTGCTAGTGTTGACAGTGCTGGAAAAGTCACGTTTTTATCAGTAGGGGAATGCACTATAACTGCAAATATTGAGGGTAATCCTACCTCCGATACTTGTACTGTTATTGTAACTGAAACCCCTCTGATTAATAATGAAATTCGTTTATCTCCCGATAAGAATTATGTTCTAGAAGGAGCTACACAAGAATTTTCAGTCTACCTATACAACAATAACATACCGCAAGCAGATAAGTTTACAATTACTTGCAATCCAAACGGGATATCCTCTGATAATTTTGTTTTTACAGGAGGGTCTTCTATTAACAGTTTTACAGTACAAAATAAAATACGAGATTTAAACTCGAAACTAACTATAACTTGCGTCTGCGAGACAGAAGCTATATCTAAAGATATAGATGTCTATCTCCGTGGAGCGTGGTTGACAGGAGCAGTATAATGACAGAGACGCAATGGATTGGGTTGGAGGCTTACAATAATTTTTCTCAATTTTCTAAACTTTCGTACAATTGCATTTCTACTCTCATGAATAGAAGTGAGCTAGTATGGAAACTTTTGAAATATACATCTCCTGACGCTTGGAATAAACCTGACCTCACACAAGAGGAAAAAGCGGCGCTCATATATTCAGGACAAGAAGATAGTTCGAAATATCATGTATTCATGGATGGGAAACAGCCGGACGTGCTGATGGAGGAAGTATGTTTACTCCGTATTATGCCTTCTTATGCGTATGGTATAAACCGTACTGTTGGCATAATCAGGGTTACAATGGAAGTCTTCGCACATTACAAAATAAACCATCTGTCTAACTATACTACTCGAACTGATGCGATAACACAAGAATTACTTAGCATATTTAATGGTATAGATGTAGGTGGATTAGGACTAATGGCGTTTACGGAAATGATGGACGAAAGCGCGCGCCTGTTTGAGGCGGGGCAAATTCCTTTTGGTGGCAAACAAATTATTTTCACAACATATAGTGCATAGGGGTACTTATGGAACTTCAAGGTTATTTAACGTTCGACCTTCCGATACCATATAAAAATCTACTTTTATACCCTATTCTTGTGAAAGATTATGTCCCTCTTTCTTATTATTCTCTATGTTTACAAACAGACAAAAACAGTATCCCTGATGCAAAATTCATCATGATGTCCGAATTAGAATATTTATACTATGTTTCTCAAATTAAAGACGGAACTCCTTATATTCTTTTATTGGACAGATTATTGGCGTTATCCCTACGGGGTGACGATTCTTTTTCAGACGTGAGTAAAAGCGTTACGAGATACAAATATACAAAAGATAATAAGCCTGTTTTTTATATAGGGGAAGAAGAGTATACAGCAAAAGATTTTTTAGAAATAAAGAAAATTATTGCTGCGCAAAATGATATAGAGCTACCAGATACTAATATATCTAAAGAAGTCCGTGACTCTCTTGAAAAAGCAAGAGATTACAGGAGAAAAATTCACGGGGATAAGCCCGCTTCTTTAGAAGATTATATTGTCTCGATGTCTGTCGCTACAGGATGGACTATGGAGTATATCTATTCCATGCCAATAAAAAAGTTCCAAAAGGCAATGACCAGATTAGACAATTTTATACATTATAAAATCTACTTAACTGCTTCTATGTCAGGAATGGTAGAATTTAAAGATAAAAGCTTTATAAAACATTGGTTATCTAATTTGGATACCAAAGATAAATATGCAGATGTTTCTGTCAACTTGGATGCGCTCCAAAGCAAAATATCACTTGAAAGCGCAAAAAAATAATAAGTGATTAATTAAAAAATGGAGGATATTATTATGGCAATTAGAAAATTTCTCACAAGCGTCGCAGACGTGTATGCTTACGACGCAGATGATAACATTGTGTTCACCTCAAAGACGCTATTGGATAGCTCAATTGAAGTGACCCTTGGTTCTGCCCCTGTTCGTGGTGGTCGTGGCAACCAGCTTCAATACACTTACTATCACACTGGTGAATTTAATGTCACCTTAACTGATACTCAATGGAACCTCGCTCTGCTTGGCTCAACTGTCGGTGACGTGCAAACTGCTTTGTATGATTATTACAAGGAAGAAAACGTTACAATGTCTGGCTCGTCAGCATCAGTAACTGGAACGCCCTTGGCATTTGAGGGGGAAACAATTTATGGTTGGGCTACTTCACCTTCCGGCGTAACCGAAAAAGTTAGTTTTGATGAAAGCGGAACATTTGCTGTTTCCGGTAGTATGGCTGGCGATTGGTGCGTTCGATATTATACAGAAAACGCAACTTCCGGTAATGCTATTACTATTTCAGCGAACATGATTCCTAAAGTTGTAAAATTGGTTATGGAAACTCAATTGAACTCTGCTGATGTTACCACAAATAAAATCGGCATGGTGCAAATTATTATTCCACGCTTGCAACTTTCTGGCGCTTTCAGCATCTCTATGACTGCCGATGGTATTGCTAATACGCCTTTAACTGGTACTGCTTTAGCTTTCTCAGACGCTGCTTCACAAGGTTGTGGTGTTAGCGAAGGTTACTATGCCCGCATTATTGAAGTTATCGATAATACCAGTTGGTATGACAATTTGATTGCTCTTGCTGCGGAGGGCGGAGATTTCAGTCTTGCAAAAGATGAAGTTGAAACATTAACTATTTTTGGTATTCCGAGCTCAGGCGTCTCTTTCAAGATTCCTAATGATGAGCTTACTTTTACAAGCGGAAGCCCCGGTGTTGCTACTGCTGGGTCGGCTACCGGTATTATTACTGGTGTCGCTTCTGGTAGTTCTATAATTACTTTTGCAATTACTGATATGGCGGCTATTGAGGGTCAAGTTACTGTAACTGTTGCTTAATTTGTAATATAAGAAACAAACAAAATGGGGGGAGTAATACTCCCCCCTATATATAAAAAGGAAAAATATGGCTACAAGAAAGAAAAAAACTGTTGAAGAAGTAGATGAAATAATTGAAGCTACGGATGAGAAAACTCAAGAAGAGCTTATACAATCTGAAGAAATAAAAGAAGAAATTTCTGAACCTGAAAAAGTAGAGAATATTTCTGATTTTGATTTCAGATACGAAGTAAAAGTTGACGCTACTGTGGAAAAAGCTACTGAAAAAGTAGAAGAAGTTAAAAAAGCAACCCCTGTAAAAGAGCCGGAGCTTTACACAGTAAAAAGAATTGAAGGCAACAAAATTTTCGCAATTAATAAAAAAGGTAAGTATATCATGCTTCGAAAGCAAGGGGAATACGCCGATATAAAATTTGGAGATACTATTAGCCAGTAGGCTACAATGGAGAAAAACATGGAAAAAGTAAAATTAGAGATTGCTCTACCTGAAAGCGCTACGCTAAAAATAGGCGAACAGTATATTGAAGTTATACCTTTTTTGGACGCTTCTACACAGGGCGCTCTTATATATAAATATATTGAAGACCTGTTTTCTACAGATGGGGTAAGTTTTATCGATACTGTTGAAAAACGTAGATTCAATGCTGAAGTAGCACAAATGATGTACATTCTACAAAGTAATACAAATATTGATATAACTCAATTAGACGATAGTATGTTTTTTGACTCTCAGCACTGGCATAAAATAATTGAAAGAATTACAAACTATTTTTATTTCAGAGAGTTACAAGAAAAAATAGTAGAAGATTATGAAAAACAAATAGACAAGCTTACGTCTACCGGATTTGTTTTATCTGGTTTAATGGAAAAACTATCTTTGTTTGTCGACTCTCTTTCGGAGCTTACACCTGAAACCCTCGAATCCCTGCAAAAAACAGGGGAAGAACTAATTGAAAAATTAGAAAATTCTAAAATAGTAGAGGACATGGAACGCGGTAAAGAGTAATCCCATGGGCGAAAAAAACATAGGGAAGCTGAAAAGCTATACGAAAAAACGATGCCCGGAGTGCGGTAAGATATTACAAATAAGGGTTAGAGCGGTATCTGGTTTTTTCAACGGTCTCCCTTTAGACTTTGAAGAAGAATATATCGCCTGCTCTAACCCTAACTGTTGGTATGAAGAAGAGATAGAGCAAAAGCGCAGGCGTATAGACGAAAAAGACATTATGCCTAAAAAGCCGAAGCGAGATTACCGGAGATAACCTCCGATTTAAAATACTGGTTTTATAACAGAGAACTGGAGGAATATGAGCAACAATATAGGAAGCGCAATTATTTCTGCTGTTTCTAAAAGCGATAAAGTTATAAGAACTGCCACTAAAACCGCAGGCGATTTTATTAATAGCGATAAAGCAAAAGAAGAAGTAATTAAAGTTATAGCAGAAAGCATAACTGGTGATTTGCTTGATTTTTTAATGACCGACGGATGGTTTAATATTCAACAAGATGCGAGCGTGTCATATACAAACCCTCATTCTGGAGCAAGCAATATTATAAATTGGTATGTTACAAAAAAGTCTGGTGGAAACCCGTTAAAAGATTACGGTTATTATGGGAAATTTTTTGAAACCGTTTTATTTGATATACCTAGTAACAGTTTTTCCGGTCCAGATATCGTTAATCATAAAATCGAATTAAAATCTAGTGTTATTAATGAGTTAGAAAGAATTTGGAAAAATACTAAGTATAAAAACTTTATGACCGCTGGTGGTACAACGAACGAATTGACGGGCGAGAAATCTAAAGCGCATCAGGCATATGAAGCATTATTAAAATCCGGTGAAAGAAATGAAGAAGTAATTAGAAAAGCTTATGCGGAAATAGGAATAGAGAAATTGTTATATAAAATGGAAAATTTTTTATTTGCATCTGTTTCTACCAGAGGTCCGGGAGGAGGGAAAAGAAGGAGATGGGGCAAAACCGGGGCGTTTGCGTTTACGAAATTACTATATTTTTATTCTATAATAGAAGAAAATGTTAGAAAGGTTCTTGTTAAAAGCGTAAAAGTTAAAATTGATTCTAACGGGGTTGTTAAATCGTCTTCAGAATTTATTGCTAAAAAATCTTCTTCTTATACAATAAAAATAGGATTTGATTATATAGAACCATGGAAAACGGCAGAAGAATGGGCGGAAAATCCCTATAAATTCTGGAACGTCCGGATAGATTTATTTAGTAGCATTGAAGGCGCTAGAGAGTTTTTTAGAATTGTCAAAAATTTGAAGCAATAAATTAGGAGAATATAATAATGTGGGAAAGTTTTATAGGTGAAATCGTAGGCGCTGTTGTAGCCCTACTCATCGGTTCAATTGCGACATACGGGGGAATTTACATCAAACGTATGGAAACGAAATTAAAGCGCAAGATGATACTGGATGAAATCAACAGATATACGGAATGGGCTGATGAGGCGCAATCGTTTAAGTTGATGAGTTCTAATGAAAAAATAGAAACTGTTTTTGCGAAAGCAATGGAGTTTGCTATGGAGAACGATATAAGGATTGAAGAAAGAGAACTTATGCTAATGGTAGAACGTTCTGTTCAATCCGCAGGTCGTCTTGAGACAATCGGGTTGAGTTTAATGAAAAGAAACTTAGAAAATAAACAAGGAGATAAAGATGGCGTTGTTAAAAAATAGACAATTTTGGGTGGCAGTACTTGCCCTCCTTCAGACTGTTGTTCTGAATTATTTAAATGTGCCCGCTGAAATTTGGGCATCCATTGACGCAATTTTAGTTGTGGTAATTGGTGCTTATACTGTAGAGCAAGTAGCTACAATTAAAGCCGAAAATTCACGTGAAATTGCCATCATTTATTCAGACGCAGTAAATCGCGCAGCAGTAAAAGTCGCAGCAGAACTCGCAAAGAAAAGAGAATAATATATTTAATTTAGGGAAGCCCTGTATGGGGCTTCCCTTTTTTTGGAGGTAGTAATGAGTGAAATAAATGAAACATATGTTTATGCTTTAGATTTATCATTAAATTCAACAGGGGTTTGTATATTCACCAATGATGGGAAAATCGTTGAGATTATGACCATAGATACACACAAGGAAAAAGAAACAAAGCTTAAACTAAAGCTTATTGGTGATGATTTTAAAA